CCCACGTGGAACGAAAAACGTAACCGGATTCTTTCACCATGTGAAACGCCGTTGTGCATTGCACCGCCGATTCGGCGGTCTTTGTCGCCGATTCGGCGGTAACAGGGGCAAAAATTTGCCGAATCGGTTGTTTTCCTGAGTCCGCGTGCTAAATTTCAACCTGCGAAACTCACGGAGACGAGTGTGTCAAGAGGCGGGTATCGATCCAACAGTGGCCGTCCTCCGGGTGTAAAAAACGGGCAAGGAACAAGCGGCAATCGTCGCGCCAAGTACGCGATGCGGGCCGCTGCGGGCACGCAAGCCTTGGCCGACATGCTTGGTGTCGAAACTTCCGCTTTGCTGGAATCGATCGAAGATGCGTCGGCTGATCCTGACGCACCGAAAGTCGAAGCCAGTGGAACGAACCAGTCGCCGTTGGAGTACGGGCTTTCCGTTATGCGCGATCCTCGCGTCGAGCCTGATCGACGTGACCGCATGTGCATTGCGCTCCTGCCGTACCTGCACAAACGGATAGCCGATCAGCGGCCCACCGTGAAAGAGTTGAAGGAACAGCGGGCCAAGGAAGCCACTGGCTCTGTCAACAAGTTCGCGCCTTCCGCGCCCCCGCGGCTTGTGGTGAATAACTGATGGCCCGGTCCCCCGTCTGGACGACCGCCTGCCGGGATTGGGAAACGCGAATTCTGAAGGGCAAGTCGCTTGTTCCGTTCAAGCCGCTGTTCCCTGCTGAAGCGAAATCCGCTTTGAGTCAGTTCGGCGATCTTCAGATCGTCGATGCACCGGGTTCGCCGCTGATCGCCGACGCCTGCCGGCCTTGGGTGTTCGACTTTGCTGGCGCCATCTTCGGTGCCTACGATCCGGAGGCCGGGCGGAGGCTCATCAACAACTTCTTCCTGCTCATCAGCAAGAAGAACTGGAAGAGCGGGCTCGCGGCGTCGATCATGTTGACGGCACTGATCCGCAATTGGCGCCTCAGTGCCGAGTTCCTGATCGTCGCGCCGACGATCGAAGTCGCCAACAATTCCTACTATCCGGCGCGGGACATGGTGCGGATGAATCCACACCTGACGGCGATGATGCACGTGCAGGACCACGTTCGTACGATCACGCATCAAGGCACCGGAGCGACGCTGAAGATCGTTGCCGCAGATAACGAAGCCGTGTCCGGCAAGAAAGCGGCTGGTGTGCTCGTTGACGAACTTTGGATTTTCGGCAAGCGGTCGAACGCGGAGAACATGCTTCGCGAAGCCACCGGCGGGCTGGCAAGCAGGCCCGAAGGCTTTGTCATCTACTTGTCCACACAGTCTGACGAACCTCCCGCCGGTGTTTTCCGAAACAAGCTGATGTACGCCCGCAAAGTGCGTGACGGGGAAGTCGAGGACCGGAAGTTCCTGCCGGTGTTGTACGAGTTTCCGAAGAAACTGCTTGAGCAGAAGGCATACCTCAACATCGACAACCTGAAGCTGACGAACCCGAACCTCGGTCTGAGCGTTGACCGGGAGTATCTGGAGCAGGAGTTCGGGCAGGCCCGTGAAGGCGGGCCGGAATCGTTGGCCGGTTTCCTGGCGAAACACGCGAACGTCGAGATCGGCTTGAGCCTGCGCAGTGATCGCTGGGCTGGCGCCGATTTCTGGGAGCAGGCGGTTCAGTCGGGCTTGACGCTTGACACGATCATCGAGAGCAGCGACGTGCTGATGCTCGGCTTGGACGGCGGTGGGTTGGACGATCTGCTGGGCTTTGCGGTGGTGGGTCGCGGACCGACCGGTACGTGGTTACACTGGGGGCACGCCTGGGCGCACCCGATCGTGATGGAACGACGCAAGGGGGAAGCCGAGCGCCTGCGTGACTTCGAGGAGCAGGGCGACCTGACGGTTGTCAGCGAACTCGGTGAAGACGTGGACGGGGTAATCGACCTCATCAACCGTTGCGTCGCCAGCGGGCGCCCAGTCAGCCTGGGCGTCGATCCGGCGCGTTTCGGTGCGTTCCATCAACGCATCAAGCGTGAGACCGAACTCTCCGATGACCAGATTGTCGGCATCAGTCAAGGCTGGAAGCTGACGGACGCGATCACGACCGCCGAACGCAAGTTGGCTGAAGGTCAGTTGCTTCACTGTGGACAGGCGATCATGGCCTGGTCGGTGGGCAACGCGAAAGTGGAACCCAGGGGCAACGCGATCACGATCACCAAACAGGCCGCCGGCACGGCGAAGATCGATCCACTGATGGCGATGTTCAATGCCGTGGAGATGATGTCCCGAGCGCCGGAATCGGAGCGCAGCGTGTACGAGGAGCTTGCGAAGGACGCGCGAGAACCGGCAGTGGAGATGGTATGACCCGCTGGCAATTGACCTTGACCTACCTTCGGGCGCTGTTGACCCGACGGGCAACGCCGGAGACGCATCGCTTTGGTTTCACCGGACGAACGACCGCCGGTGAATACGTCGATGGCGAACGTGCTTTGCGGGTGTCCGCCGTGTGGGCGTGCCTGTCTTACTTGTCGCGCACGGTCGCGCAGCTTCCTTGGAAGGTGTATCAGCCGTCCGCCGTTGGCAAACAGTTGAACACCACGAGTTCCGTGGCCAAGCTGCTGTCCCTGCGGCCGAATCCCGAGATGACCCCGTTCTCCTTCAAGGAAACGATGGTCTGGTGGGCGGCAAGCTACGGTAACGCGATCGCGGAGATCGAACGGGACATGGCGGGCCGTGCTGTTGGCCTGTGGCCGATCGAACCGTGGCGGGTCGACATCAAACGGGATCGGAACACGAGTCGTCTGCAGTTCGAGGTTCGCAACGAAGCTGGCGTGCCGACACGGGCGCTTCAACCGGAAAACGTGTTCCATGTTCGCGGCTTTGGTAACGGACCGGTCGGTCTGGACGTGATCGCTTATGCGGCCGAGTCGATCGGCTGGGCGCGGGCGACGGAAGTTTTTGGTTCCGCCTATTTCGGCCAGGCGATGAACCCAAGCGGCGTCATCAAGACCAAGGGCAAGCTGACGAAGGATGGGCTGAACGCGCTCAAGAGCAAAGTCGAGCAGACCTTCACCGGTCCGAAGAACGCGCTCAAGACTCTTGTTCTCGACGTTGACATGGACTTCGAGAAGCTGCCGGTCGATCCGAACGCCGCGCAGTTCGTTGAAACACGCCAGCATCAGGTCGAGGAAATCTGCCGCTGGTTCGGCGTGCCGCCGCACAAGGTGATGCACCTGCTGCGTTCGACGTTCAACAACATCGAGCATCAGTCGATCGAGGTCGTGGTCGATTCGATCACGCCTTGGGTGATCCGGCTTGAAGAGGAAGCCAATTACCGGCTTTTCGGTGCCAACCGTGAAGGGTTCTACACGAAGCTGGAGATGAAGGGGCTTCTTCGTGGCGCCTACAAGGAGCGGCAGGAAGGGCTCCAGATCATGCGGCGCAACGGAGTCATCAGCGCGGACGAGTGGCGTGAACTCGAAGACATGAATCCGATCGGCACTGGAGACGGCGGCGGCAAGCATGTCATCGAAGCCAACATGACCACGTTGGAGAAAGTCGGTGAAGAGCAGGAAGCGGCGCAAACGCAAGCATCGGGCGGAGGTTCGGCGGACGATAACGTCGTCGACGCCATTGCTTGGCGAACCCGACAACGGACGAGGTAGGCGAATGGGAACGGTTGAGTTTCGTGCCCGCGGCAATCGCGGTGAAATCTGGCTGTACGACCAGATTGGTGCTTCGATGTTCTCCGACGGAGTAACGGCGAAGCAGTTTCAGAAGGAACTGTCGGCCCTTGGGAAGGTGGATACCATCAACCTGCGGATCAATTCTCCGGGTGGCAACGTGTTCGAGGGTCTGGCCATCTACAACCAGTTGGCCCAGCATCCGGCCCGGATCGAGGTCAACGTGGATGGCGTGGCCGCGAGCATCGCTTCCGTGATCGCCATGAGCGGTGACCTCATCAGCATGGCCAAAAATTCCATGATGATGATTCACGATCCAAGTGGCTTTGCGATTGGTAATGCGGATGAGATGGAGCGGGTCGCCGCGTTGCTGCGCCAGGTCAAGGGCAACCTGACCAGCACCTATGCCGATCGTACGGGCCAGAAAGCGGAACAGATCAATCAGTGGATGTCGGAAGAGACGTGGTTCACCGCAGACACCGCGGTGGAGAACGGTTTCGCCGATACGATCGTCGAGCCTCAACCGGTCACCGCGTTGTTCGATCTGAGCCAGTATCGGAACACGCCGAAAGACTGGCTCGTGAAGTTGCAGAACAAAGTTGCTACTCCCGCAAAAGACATCCGTGCGGTACGCTTGAATGCGATGGAAAAACGGATGCGGGAAATCTGTGTCTAGGTTCGGCCGACAAGCCGAGAGCCGCCGGCCCTCTTTTGACCGGCAACCGTGAAATGGAGAATCTCCATGAATGTCATTGAACAACTGAAAGCCCGGCTTGTCGAGCTAAGTGAAGCCGGCAAGGCAATCCAGGCAAAAGCCGATGCCGAGAAACGTGAACTGTCTGTTGATGAGCAGAAAGAACTCGATTCGATCCTGAATGAGTTCGATCTGGTTGAAACCGACATCAAGCGCCGGCAGCAGATCGAAGCCATGGACGCCCGGCTTTCGACTCCAGTTCCCCGCCAAGTGGACCCGTCGCCGGTGAACTACGTGTCGCCGCGCCCGGTTCCGCAAGCTCCGACAGCGGTTTCCCCCAACGATGGCCTGCGGAATACCCGCCTGCCGACGCTGGAAGAGCGGCAACGGTACGGCTTCACTTCGATGGGTGATTTCTGCATGTCGGTCAAGAATGCCGTGCTGAACCCCGGCAACACGGATCAGCGCCTGATCCAGAACGCGGCCGCCTCGACCTATGGCAACGAAGGCGTCGGCGCGGATGGTGGCTTCGCCGTTCCGCCGGAGTGGCGTGGCCAGATCATGCAGGCCGTCGAGGGTGAGGACTCGTTGCTGCCGCGCTGCGATACGCAGACGGTCGGTGGCAACACGATGACTTTCCCGACGGATGAATCGACGGCATGGCAGACTTCCGGCGGTATCCAGACTTACTGGGACGGTGAAGCCGCGACGATGACGCAATCGAAGCCGGCGCTGAAGGATGTCACCATCAAGCTGCATCGCCTGACTGCCCTGGTGCCGATGACCGAGGAACTGCTGGAGGATTCTTCGGCAATGGGTGGTTACGTCACTCGCAAAGCTGGGGAAAAGTTCGCGTTCAAGCTTACGGACGCGATCGTCAATGGCAACGGTGTCGGGCAGCCTCTCGGCATCCTGAACGCGCCTTGCACGGTCCAGGTGTCCAAGGAAACTTCGCAGACGGCCGGCACGTTCCACGCTGACAACGCGGTCAAAATGATGGCGCGGATGCCTGCATCGTCGTTCGGTCGCGCGGTGTGGTTGGTCAATCAGGACGTGGTTCCTGACATTTTGCGGCTGGGCTTCGTCGTGAAGTCGGCTTCCGGTACGGCCGTTGGCGGTGGCGCGCTCTACCTGCCGCCCAGCGGTCTGCCGAATTCGTCTCCCTATGGCTCGTTGCTCGGTCGTCCGATCATCGTGACGGAAGCCTGTCAGACGGTCGGGACGGTTGGCGACGTGCTGCTGGCGGACCTGTCGCAGTACCTCGCGCTCGTCAAGGGTGGGCTGAAGACTGACACGTCGATTCATCTGTGGTTCGACCAGAACATCACGGCCTTCCGCTTTGTCATGCGGATGAACGGGCAGCCGTGGCTGTCGGCGCCGATTGCCCGGAAGAACGGCAGCAACACGCTGTCGCATTTCGTGCGACTCGAAACCCGCTAACCATCAACCCAACCAGGAGGTCACCATGACCATTTCTCTGAACGGCCGCCTTGATGAGCAGGCTCATCTGGTGCAGGCTACGGGCGCCGCGGCGCTGACTTCGACGGCAGGGGACGGCGCGTACGTCTCCCTCAAGAACTATCGGCGGGCCACGGTTCTCGTGGACATCACCAACGGTTCGACGGTGACGGGAACCGCCGTTACGCTGAAACAGGCGACGGCGGTTGCGGGTACGGGTGAAAAGGCTCTCGGTTTCACTCGAATGCTGGCCAATATCGACCTGGGTGCCGGGCAGGCCCCATCGAATTACACGGAAACGGCAGTGAGCAATAACACGTTCACCAGCAGTGCCGTGAACTCGAAGAAGCTGCGCTACATCATCGAAGTCGATTCGGATCAACTCGATTCCGTAAACGGTTTCGACTGCTTCCGGGTGGATGCGGATGGTGCGGTCAACAGTACCGGCATCGTGACTTACATCCTCTGGGGTGCTCGTAATTCTGGTGCGAACTCGATGATCGACTGATTGGTCGAGCTTGGGTGAGTGTGGGGGTCGCCGTGTCATAAGCACGGTGACCTTTTTCTCAAAAGAATTTTTCTTCAACGAGCGGTTCCTGGTTACGGGAGTGTCAAATGAGTAGGGATGTTGGAGCGGGTGGTCTTGGCATGACCGTAGTTGCACAAACGGTCCGCAACAGTGGCAGCAACTTCAAGGGTTTTGTGCCCAAGTTCTGTTACGACTTTGAACTGTGGCGCGATGGCAGGAAGATCGATGCGTGGAGCGCGGAGAACATCGTCACCACGGAGGGGGCGTCCTCGCTGCTCGACGTGTACTTTGACGCCGCCACGCAGATCACGACGTGGTACCTGGGGCTGATCTCGTCGGCGTCATACACGGTCGCGCCCGACATCACCGACACCGCCGCGAACCTCACCGCCGCCGGCAATGGATGGGCGGAATGCTCGGCGTCCTACGCGCCGAACTACGATACGCCTGCCGGCACCTCCCGTGCCGCCATTACGTTCGCCGAACCGACTGGCACCGATCCGGTGAGCCTGTCGTCGTCATCGACGGTGGACATCACGTTCTCGGAAACCGGCACGGTCAAGGGCGCGTTCATCGCTGCCGGATCGACGCGGCTTTCGACCACGGCGCCACTGTACTCAGCGGCGCCGTTTGGCAGCGACAAAGCCGTAGTCGACAACGACCAACTGAAAGTCACGGTCACGGTCAGTCTCGATCTGGTTTACACGCCGTAACAGGGGATGACTGATGGATGCCGACCTGCAGGCGCTGTACGACGCCGCCACGTCACCTGGCGATCGCTGCCTGATCCTCGGCGAGCAGCGCGGCCGCGACCGCGATGCGGTGCTGGACGGCTGGCGCAGCGAGGATGTGCTGCACCGGATGGAGGTCGCGTCGCTGATGCGGCGTCAGGCAGTCGCGGCTGAGGCGACGGCCGCGCTGGTGCAGTCGCAGACCGATTCGCTGATGTCCAGACGCGGCGAGGCGTGGATGGCGCTGTACCGGTACCACCTCGACGCGCGCAAGACCTCACTCAGCACATCGACGACGGACGCGACGCTGCTCGACATCGTCCGCGATGCGGTGCTGATGACCAACGAGGCGCTGCTCGGGCTGGACGCGGCTGGCGTGTAGCCGTGGGCGCGGCGCTGCTGCCCGCCGATGCGCCCGGCTTCGGGCGCGCGCGCGTCGCGCAGCTGGTCCAGCGCATCAGCGAACTGCAGTGTGAAGTGAACGTGCTGCGCCGGCAGGTCGCCGCGCTCGACCAGCGCAATCTGTGGCTGAGTCAGCGCATCGTCGAACTGGAGCACAGGAGCAACGAATGCTGACGATCCCGATCGTGACTTCTGAAGGGCAGCGTTTCGCCATCAGGCTCGGCGGCGCAACGCCGGAGTACGGCCGCATGGACGGCGCGACGTTCGTGCGCGAGCGCGACGCGACGGCCGAGGAAGCCGAGAAAGCCAAGCGGGCCTACTGGAACGTTACGGACGAGTAGCGAACATTTTATGGCGCGACAATTCAGTACGCCGTTCCAGACCTACAGCGCCGGCACCTACGGACCGTACACAGTCGATGGCGGCC